TTATTGGAAACGGCTTTATTAATTATTTTACTTGGCTGTTTATTAGGTACAATGTTCTGCTTAGTTTTCAACGCCCTTTTACTTGTAATCATCTGAGGTTTCGCTTGTACTCGGGCTTGGCCCATTCCTAGTTGTTCCTTTAATAATTGCAATTCTCGGTACATATCATCATAAGTTTTCTTGTTCTCCTTGTAGTGATTTTCGTGCTTTAGATCTGCACTCGTCAATTTATTGTAAATATCCACACCTCCTTTGACCAATGGCATACCCGGTACACCAAAAGCTCCAAGAACGTCAGCTATTGACTTAATCCAATCACCTGAATCATTTTCGTCTACAGGGACACCGACAGGAAGTCGATGTGCTGCACGAGCATATAACTCAAGAGCAACTGGATCATAAAAAGGCGATGGCGAAGCTAAAACTATCAAATCTTCGTTAGTAGCATCAACAAATCTTTCCACAATATAAACGGCAGTTATTCGTAAACTTGAACCAACAGGTAATCCACTGAACCACGCGCCACTCAAAAAGAATGGGGTGTCCAAGGTGACCAACTCGGTATTCGAGTTTATATCTGATAAAACTGATGAATTGGTCCCAACATTTACATTAATATAATGGTGATTGGCAACCGATGTAGAGTCTCTGAACTTATTGACTACAGGGTTTTCATTGTTAGGGTTATTAATTTGAGAATTCATAATTCCTACGCAGTAAGCGCCCTTACTAGCTTCCCAGGATTGAGTCCCAGGTATCAAAGATACTTCTGAAAGTACCTGTGGTATTTCGGCTAGATTAATCATTTCCATTGCTCTTCCATTTGTTGCTGAACCTGCATTGAATAATGTACATGTTGAGTTTCCTTCTCCAGCGGTGGTTGAGCTCCTATATACGGTCACTGAACCTCCTGCATTTATCATTGGTGTTGTGTTAACTACTTCAAAGCCTTTTGACAAGACTCTGCATCTACCATTGTTTGTGTAATTTCTGCTAAGATAGTTACTAGCTGCTTGAACTGAAGATAAAGCAGTTAGAGCAGCACCTGCGGCGCCTGCCCTAACCTGTAAACCCCCTCTCCAAGCCGCAGTACCTGTTCCTTGTACGTGAGTGACATTATAAGCATTACGCCTATAAGTAGCACCCTCTAACATTTCAACAGTGTCATAACAACCAGTCTGAGTAGCGATATTATCCATAAAGATGTGAACATCTTCACTAACTGTCGTTACTGAGTAAGTACTAGTCATCTTAACAACCTGAACTATCGAATTACCTACTATTAAGTCAGGAAAGCCTACATGCCTTTTAGGAGTGTCAGTAAATGGGTCCAAACATTGTTCCATCCATAACCTACCCTCCTCTGAGCAACCTACTCTCTCTGTTAAAGTTTTAATTTTCTTTTCACTCTTGCTAATCTCCATAATAATTAGAATTAAACCCTCCTTCTCTCTCTCCACCTTTTCGGTAAAAAAATATAAAACCGAAAGGCTTGTGTTTAATCTCTTTGTTCCATCTCTCCTACTATAACTGCACTCCTTTCCTGACCATAATCTATCATATGTTTCACCCCTCAGAGTTTCTACACTAGTGTGTGCTACAGACATTATTTCATCAAATATGAAACATTTCGTTTCGTAATATTTAAAGTATGTGTATAGCGTGAAGTCTTCGACTGCGCCTTTTACAGCTGGGTCTATTCCATTCATTAGGTTTAGAATCTGAATAAGCTTCATCATTTGATTTTCTGGTGTCAAAGGATCCTTATCAGTTGTTAGTTCTCTTGTTAAAGTCGTTGCTAGCTTTCCTAATCTAGGTTTTGGGTAGTACATATCAAAATTTGCATTCCATATGTTGGTGCTACCCAAAAACTCCATATCTCCATCATTAAAAACAGTTCCTGGAATATGTGTGATTATCTTACTTGCTGATTTCTTAATTACCATCCCAAAGCGCAAATAAATCATCCGTTCTATTTCCTCAAACTCACTTGGAGTGAGAGTGAAAAAACTACTAAGAGCTAAAATCTTATCATCAGAGTAAATAGCAAGATGAAATAACGGGACAAATTCTTCATATGTTGGATATCTACCTTCCTGTTGAAGGAATAGATATATCACTAAATAGTAACAAATTATACTATGTAATATTGAATTATCTGTTGTTGTGTTATTTTGTCCGCTAGAATTACTCTTATTCTGTCGAATGATGGTTCCATCATATAAGTGTCTAGTTGGATTTAATGTGTGTTTTGTGACGTAATTGATTAACTTAAGTATCAATTCTGCATCGTTTTCACTAAATGTCAAGTATTTATTTCTGAGTTTATAGACATCTACCAGTATTGCTTCTTTATCATACCCTGATATGTCAGAGATAGATATTAAATAGTAACCTTCGAATCTTGTAATGAGTATGTCGAAACCTCCATATTGCTTAACTGAGCCATATTTTATTTCCTGTTCTTGATGTTGCTCAACAAACGCTGCATTTTGTCTATCATACAATACCTTCTGCTTATGTAGAAATGTCTTATCGACACAGTCCACCAAGCGAACTTTATTTCTAGAGAGATCACTCTCAATATCTAAAAATTCGGGTTTGTAATTGACGGTCAAAATGGGAATGTGGTTGCAATCCAATTTATACTTTTCAAAAACTTCACTTTTCAAATAATCCTTCGTTTTGGGTTTCCCCACCTTCTTACCTATTATACCACTTGATGCTGCTCCATTGTACTCAAGTGGAGCATTCAAGTCAACCCTCTGCATTAAAACAGGGAATAACTTGCGCTCCACGAATTTCAAAGCAAGCAAAAGTATAGGATCATCCTTCTCAGGATAAACATATGGTCGGTCATTCTTTTTAATCGCCGCTTCAACATCTGCTACTAGTGGTCTCACCTCTCTCGAGGTGGATTCCTTTTCTAAAATAGCTGCTGTTTGGGGGTGATCTTTCTTGAAATCGCGAAAATACGGATCCATCTGATCATAATAATTCCTACCTTTAACATCATACTTAGTGGTCATGTTCACTTTTCCCAACAATGAAATATGATCAAAACCTGAGCGTGTTGGGGGTTTGATTTCTAATTCAGAAACTCCAAACCCAGGTTCACTTAGGAGTCATAAAACATTTGCAAACCAATGACGCACGAAAGCGCCAAAGATACAGAAAGTGTTTGTTTCTCCATTGTTGTTTGATCCATCATGAATACCCACTAGGACGCCGGATTGGTTGTAAACTGGCGATCCACAATCCCCTGGTTCTGAATTACAACCATACTCTAGTCTTGAATGAGAAGCAAGAAAGTTACCCATTTTAGTGCTAGTTGAATGATACCAAATGCCATTTCTCTCATGAGTTGTCTGAAGTCCACTAATTGTGTCCATCGGTCTGCCGAAAAGGCTATCAAAGTCAAATGATTTACATCCCATAGTTGAATTAAAATTAATATCAACTGGGATCACCGCGAAATCCACGTGTGTGTCACACTGAATTGCTTGCGTTGAATCTATTGTTCCTTTACTAACCCCGTCGGTAGATTTCACTACAGAAGGTGCATGTTGAAGAAAGTGTTTATTAAAAAGTAGATAAGATTTACTGCGATATCTGATAAATATTCCATAACCCAATCTCCCTTCCAGCTCGGTAAAAGTGTACATTTCAACACAATCAGTGGGAACTTTCGTTACCACGGTGTCAATCTGTCCTATTAACCTGCCTTCTGAGAAATGTGGATCATTCTTTATACAAACATCACACTTAGGTACTAAGTTTTTAATGTTAGTAGTCCTGTAAGTTTCTCTGCAAACATCACACCTAAGATTCACAATAGGCTTATTGCCATCACCTCGATTCAATTTTACTGGTGTCGGTCCGCCCAATTTTTGTTCGGGTTTTTCAGGCCCTTTCTCAATCTTCTTTTCCTCCACCACGGGTTTGACTTCAGGTTTGGCTGACTCACTTTTGAATTCTGATTTAGCAGCTCTATAACGCTGCTTCCTTTCAGATCGAGTTAACTTCTTTGGCTTTACAGAAGACTCAGCAGTATGCTGGCCCTTACTCAAATTAATTTCTCTTTGCTTCAATTGTTTTTCAACCTCATCCTTGATGTTCTTCTCCCTTTCCAATTTATTCTCAGTTTGTAGTTTGTCTAGTTGTTGTTTGATTTTGTTACTTTTAATAGTTTCTTCCTTCTTTATATTATCCATTTCTGCTTTTAAACTTTTATCAGCGAGAACCTTAATAGCCTTAGCTTCTTTGAGTTCGTTACATAATTTTCGGTATGCTTCGTCGCTCAATTTCATAGAATGTTCCCATCCCTCTTTGGCTTTTCTGGATTCTTCTTTAAGCTTGTTGTTTTCGTCAAACATTTTATCCATAAAAATTATGTGCTTGCTCTTCAGCTCTTTAACAAATTTTGAATTCTCATCCAATAAATTTCTCTCTGATTCAGCCCACTGCTGTTTTAGGGTACTCATGCCTGACTTATACTTCTCAAGTTCCTCTTGCAAGTTCATAAGCTCTTTCTTTTTCTTCTCTTCAATTTCAATTATGGTTTTCTTCGCTTCCTCGAGTTGTTGTGTTGCGTCAGCTAAACCTCCATCGGCGGTCCAATTTACGCGGCGTGGTTCAAAGTTTTCATACTCCTCCCTGTCTCGTTTGGTGGTACGGTAATAAGTATCGAACTCTTCTCTAAACCGGTATTCGGGTGGGTATTGGGCCATGTTTTCTTCATCATGTCTAAAATGATGCTCTTCAAACTCCTCCTTGAGGTCTTCCATTAAATCTAAATAGTCCCCCTCATCAACTTCCACTTCCCATCTATCTGCAGTTTGCAAAAAATTCTCATAACTTACATACTCCGACCTAACTTTTTCCTGGATGTATGAATCCCACGTTCTATTGATTTTCCTATGTTGCTTGCTCCCACGGGAAAACTGAGCATATCCACCCTTAGGTCCGGATTTATAGTTCCCGACCTCCGCGGCCCAGGAAACTTCTCCAGTCTCTGATGACATTGCCAAAAAAAATAATTTAGAGTAAGAGGATTTACAATCATCATAATTGCAATCTCCCCTTAAAAATTCAAAAGGGCGGAAAGGAATAGATTCACTAAGAGACAATCTGGGGTTATTATTCCTCATCTTTTCAAGCGCTCCAGCTAATATATCCTTTCTTCTTAATTCACTTTTAAGAGTTGAAAATTCCTGTACTAAAATTACTTTTTCTTTTACTAGTTTTCCAATGATAGTAAGTACCAAATCTGCGAAAGGTCCGGATCCTATTTCATTGTTGTTGTTAGTTTTATATATAATATATACAGCCCAAGTTAAAAAAGTATGTGGGGTACTCAACATATACTTAGATCGGGCCGCTCTCTTCACATTGATTGAGGAATAAATTCCTTTTTCAATCTTCGGGAGTTGGACCTGATAGTATTTGTAGAGTAAACCAACCACCACACTGATAGCTAAAAAAACCACGTAAATAAAAATTATTGCTATAAGAACTGGGATAGAAACCCAGATTACATTAAACATGGAAAAATAGATCTAAAAGATGGGATTATCGAGTATACACTCCATACAAAACCACTTAGGCTAAGAAGTTTAACGGAAAAGAAGGATGAAATTGCACTTGGGGTTCGTGTTATAACGCCTGCCAAGTAGTCTTTGATAATAATAAACATAGTAAATAATTCAGAAATATACTCACTTAGAACGTAGCTCCAAGTGTATTCCATTTCAATTGTATAAGTACATTTAGCTCCTCTGAAGGTAACTAAAGAAATTCTTCTGTCACGAATGTGGAAGGAAAAATCATTCACATACTTATAGAACAAAGAACCACTGGCGATTTCCCACCCTGATTCCTCAATCAATTCATATCTAATTGGTTTCCCTTTCCATTCACACTCATAAAGTGACTTACTCTTTTCTTTTCCTCCATGAGTGTCAAAAAT